ATTGTTAGAACCTGATGTATTTGAATAAAGTGCTTGTTGTCCTACAGCTGTATTAAAAGTTCCTATTGTGTTTAAATTTAGAGTAGCGTGACCGATAGCAGTATTGCTATAACCAGATGTTGCAGATGCTAAAGTACTGACACCCACTGCTACGTTATTGACACTTGTGCTAGGATTAGATAAAGCATTTTTACCTATTGCTACGTTATTGCCACCAGTTGTATTATTTGATAAAGCATTTGTACCTATGGCAACAACACCACTAGCAGTTGTTATATTAGTTAAAGTATTATTTCCTAGTGCTACGTTATCTGTACCTGTTGGATAATTACCATCTAATTTAATTGTGCCACCGCTAGCATCTATATTACCGTTAACATCTAAAGTATCCGCTGCATCGACGACTAAATCAGTACCACCAGTATTGTTACCATTGGCTAATACTTCTGCTAAAGTATCGAAAGCTCCAACCTGGGAGTCGACATACGCTTTAATAGATTGTTGAGTAGCAAGAGCGGTAGCGGAATCGGAAGACATGGTATCTTCATCGAGGATCGCGGTGACCGTTGAACCGGTTGCGAGTTCTAAACTTGTATTGGCTTTGAGTGTTGTACCGGTAATCGCTTGTGGGTCCGTACCACCAATCACGGCACTATCAATAGTCGAAGCGACAAAATTATCTAAAGCATTGTAGACCGCACTAGCGCCGTCAATATAAATATGAGCAGTTTTTCCTGTCGCTAATTGATAAGTTGTCGAACCACCGGCTGTAAAAGTGATGGCTTGACCAGAAGTATTTTCTACTAAATATTCTTTTTCAACATCAGGAACAGTCACTACAATTGGAGCGCCTGCTGTACCGGATGTAAATTTTAAAACTTTATTTCGACCATTTTCATCTGTGAAGGTCGTGGATGAAACATTCGTGCTGAATGTTAATGTAATAGTGGTGGAGTTACACTGAACAGTGCTATAACCCGCGATTGCGTTGTCAATTTTTTGTAAGTTAACATTCGTTAACTCACCCCATGTATTAGAATTTTCTCCAGTGGCCTGGAGTTCTAGTCCTAGATTCGAATATGTACTTGGCATTTATGCTACCTTTACCCATGGTTGACTGTCGTTCGTATCGACAGGCGTCCACGTTTGTGAGTCTCCTGAATTTACTGTTGTCCAAACTTGGTTATCGCCAGGAACAACAGGGTTCCAGATACGAGGAATAGCATTTCCTGTCTGAATTGTCAAGACACTACCGACAGGATTAACAACCGCTTTTCCGAAGACATTGACGGTTCCTGTCGCTAAAGTTACTTGGTTTCCTGTTACTCGAACAATAGCATTCGATTTAACAGCAACGGTTCCTGTTTGTACGTTGGCTTGGCTACCGGTGACTTGAACAATGCCGTCGGCAGCTATCGTGGCATCTCCGATGCCTATATTTAATTGACTTCCGGTAACCCTAACAATGGCATCAGAAGCAATGGTTACTTGACCGGTTTGTACTTGAGCTTCATTACCGGTCGGTTGAACATTGGCTTCTCCTACAACTGTCGGAGAGCCTATTTCTGCATTTAATTGGTTTCCGGTAACTTGAATGACAGCATTGGCAACAACGGTTGCGTCACCAATGAGAACATTTAACTGACTTCCAGTAACTTGTACTTTCGCATCCGCGCGAACAACAACATTACCTGTTTGTAAGTCGAGCTGACTTCCTGTTGCATAAACAGGAATAGGACTACCCCAAGCGCCTTGGTTCCACGCGCCTCGACCCCAACCTGTTAAGTAGTCAGTCACTTAAAGAGACTTTCTTTAAGCGATTCTAACTATAGCGTTGGATGAATCAGCTGTTGGGAATTCTATAGTAAAATCACCGTTGGTGGATGTTTGATCGCCGCCGAAATCTAAAACAACAATTGCCTTGTCGGATACTGTTGAATTATAAATCAAAGCAGCGGATGCAGTAAGTGTCGCTGAAGTAAATGTTACATTACTAAAATTGACTACTGCAACAGTACCACTGAGGGTGAGAGTTGTGCTGGTTAATGTAGTACCACCCGCAGAATAACCTGTTCCAGAAACTTCGTTTGTTACTGTATAATTAGTTGTTCCCGCAGCAGAAAAACCTGATGTGGTGCTATATAAAGCTAGCTTAAACGCATTGCCGGTACTTGGTGTAAAATCATGGGTACCAGACAATAACTCCTGTTTAAAGCTATTTGGTACGATATTGGCCATTTATCTATCTCCTTATAGTTTATGGGTTGCTTGTCTGTAATGGTACACGAATGACTCCACTCGTATACTCGTCTCTTCTTCTTCGACCTGTTTGTTCTACACCAAATGACTGCAATGCCGATTGGTAAGCTTGTTCGTAAACTTGTACCATATCTCCCGGACCTTTCAACATTTTATATGTCTCGGATAAACTACCGTACAGTAACAAGTCAGAAGCATTATTGGATACAAAATTTGATGCTGAATCGCTACTCGTAATCGTAGCGGGTTGAGCATAATATGCCATCGTAATTGCATATGTATCACTGGGAGTAGGCGCTATAACCCAAGTATCCTCATCCCAGTTGGCATAATACTTAGGGGTGCCATAACTAGAACCAGGAGTCGGGTCATATTCAGCCATATAACTGGTATCTTTTTGTTCTAAAAAGGTTTGATTGCCGGAACTATCGGTGATTTGAACATAGCGAATATTTCGCAAACCTGTCGGAACGGAAACATAACGCTGTCCCACGACCATATTCGAAGTCGCATATTGACGATAAGCATCAATTTGCGCTTCTCGATAAATTCTATTTTCCACCTGTTGTACGATAGTATCTAAGATAGCATCCGATAAAACATTACTATCGACTTCCGTATAATTACGAATTGCTGTTTTTAATTGTCCATAATTCATTAGGGTGTTAAGACTACCGGCCCTGCCGATATACTGCCTCCTCCTGTTCTTCCGTCCGCGTTGCCCGTATCGCTGACAACATTAAATGTATAATTATCTGCATTGGTCACTGTAATGGTATAACCAACATCTCGATTAATATTTTGTGATTGAATTCCAAAGTTTCCTTCACCGTCACGAAAACGAACGATATCGCCGGAACTACGTCCGTGTGCTTCTTCAAAGACAACAATGGTCGATGAACCGGTGGTCACGGTTAACGGATTCAAATTTAAAATTCTTGCGACAGCCGGTTCGGTTCTCGCGGGCCGTGCATTTTGTAATCCTTGAGGGTCCGCTCCATGGGCTTTACGCTCGAGTTGAGGATGTTTCTTTTCATACTCAGAACGATGAACAAAAGAACCATTCCATTCTTTGAGCATTTCTCGATACGGAAATGCTTGACCGCTTCGGTCTGAAATCGCTTGAGCGTATCTTCCTTTTGCAAATGTACTCATTTAGGTTCCTGGGAAATATGTTCTGGGTGATAAGAAGACCGAGGTTCGCTGACCGTTTTCAGTCAATGCTCTAGTCATCTCATCATCATAAATCATTTTTAAATTAGAGGTTAATTGTTGATTAACTTTCATACTTAAATAGTAAGCTAATCCAGATACCATACAAGGTATAAAAGTATAATAAACATCAGCGGTATTGGTATAAGCACCCGCATCTTGAATCTTTTTAATATAATAATATTGCAGTTGATAACTGGAACCCGAATGTAAAGAATCCGGTGTTTGATATAAATAAACAACAGGATTATTTTGTCTATCAACATAATACTGAGAAGGAACACCTTGTGATAATTTGTTAGGAATTGCTGCATAAGTAGAACGGTCAATCTTACTGAGTGTTTGATCTACAGGTGCCGCAGGTGTTGAATTATTGCGATAATAAGCTTCTAATACATCACTACAATCAGAAGGGGTTGTATAGTTAGCTTGTCCTTGAACTAAAGTATCTGTTTGTAAAGCTACTTTCCAAAGATGAACTCCTCTATTTCCCCATTCTGAAAATAGGATGTTGAGAGAACGACGAGCGCTTTTGATATCATATCCCGAACGGGAGCTTCTAATCGCGCAACGCTCGTACGCCTCTTCAATTATATCATCGATTTCTAAATCGAAAGATGTGGTTCCTGATGTGGCCATTACTTATCGATAAATAATGTTACAGATACATTAGAAATAGCTGTTGAGCCAATTCCATCTGCATATAAAACACCGTCTTCAGGAAGATTTAATGTTTCTGTTCCACCTGCTCCAACTTGTACTTTTATATAAACACCTGTTGATGTAGATGCAGCAGTTGTCGCTCCAGTCGCATCTAATGTATTTATAATAGCACTTCCGGAAGAGCCGGTTGACTGAACCATTAATCCACGAAGACGAGTTCTACCAGTAAATGCTACACCATCGGTTGTTAAGACAA